TTTGTACTTTGTGGGTTAATGTTTCACTTCCTGATTCATTTCGAGGTTGACTCTTATGAACACAGAAAATGTGCCAAATACTGCTCTTTTCGCACAAGCTATGCTTAGTGACTTCCGCGACGCAGAAGCTACCGGGAAACCGGTAACTCCTGCGCTCATCCGTCTTATTCAACGTTTCACTAAGAGATTAAAACCCTCTGATAATGATGTTGAAAAGCTGCGTGACAAAGCCTTTTTAGACTTTGTTGACACTAATAAATGTGTAGTTAATTCACACATCCTTAGTGATGAGATCCTTGGTGAAGCTAAGGATTTCATTTATCACGTAATTACCAAGTTCAATCAGAGATACAGTAATGTACCTCAGTGTGAAATTGATCTTGGTTTGTTTTATAATCTTTGGAAATTCGGTCCTGGCGCTAGCAATGGCGTCATTGGAACTCATTTCTGCAAGAAGATAAGACAAAGGATGACTTCAGATGCGAAAGCCCTTGGCCACGTTAGACTGCTGAGGATGTTAACATACAGGCTTAACTTACATGATGAAACCGTCTTACTTAAAAAGATGGATCATCATGACAAGGAAGACTATACTGTTAACGAAGCACTCATTCCTTTACCCCTCTCTCGTAGATTCAAATTGTTGAATAAGTACGGAGTAGGTGTGAAGTTAGTACGTGGTTCCAGACTAGGTAGCGTTCGGAAGAACGCCGAGACCGATAGGACGACAGCCACTGAACCTTCGGGTTTAATGGCTGGACAATTAGCACTTGGTATTTACATCGACCTTGTGCTTAAGTCTATCGGGCTGGACATCCATAAACAGCAGGGCGTTAACAAACGTCTTGCGTTCTGGGGTTCAGTCTGGGATACTATTGCTACACTTGATTTAAAAGGTGGCAGTGATTTTATCTCTATCCCGTTGGTCAAAGCTTTATGGCCTGAATCCTTCTTCCATATGTTCGAAACGTGGCGTTCTAACGAATGCCATGTTCCGGGCTATGGATGGATCCAACTCAACATGATGTCTACTATGGGATGTGGTTTCACATTCCCAATGATGACGATGACTTTATTAGCACTAGTATACGCAAGTATACGGGTGTCAAATGAAAATCATCCTCGTTATTATGTAGACTACTCCACTACCGCTGTCTTCGGTGACGATGTCATCGTCGATGTCCGGTACTATGGGGCCGTTGTTGAAACGTTCGAACGTGCTGGTTTACGGGTAAATACCGATAAATCATACGCCGAAGGGCCATTCCGGGAGAGTTGTGGTGGTGATTTTTACTTAGGTTTGGATATTACTCCTTTCTATGTTAAATCGCTTGACAACGATTCCGAGGTATATGTTGCAATTAATCAGACACTTGAGTGGTGTGCGAGAAATCGTCATCCCTTATGGAACACGCTTCATGCGTTGTTTAGCTTGATTAAAGGTAACGTATATCTAATTCCGCAGTGGGACGACCCATCGCAAGGTGTGTTATACCCTGGTCCT